CTACATACCAATAGGGTCCCCGTTCTGGGGACCCGGTAAATCCTACCTAAATTCCAATTGACGCCCTCCACTAGCCTATGCACAGTCATGTCATGACTACACCCCACGTATCCCCTCCAATCGTTCGCATAAACGACATCCGGATGGTCCCCGTTCAGGACCTTAAACCACACCCAAAGAACCCTAACGTCCACCCAAAGGCGCAAATACAGCGTCTGGCCGACATTCTGCAGTTTCAGGGGTGGCGCTATCCCGTGAAGGTCTCCACCGCCACCGGATACGTCACATCCGGTCACGCGCGCATTGAGGCGGCGAAACTCATGGGATGGACCGAGGTCCCGGTCTCGTATCAAGACTATGATTCCGAGGCGCAGGAATTCGCCGATGTCGTCGCCGACAATGCCATTTCTGAATGGTCTACACTAGACCTCTCGACTATAAACCTTGCCCTGCCGGACCTCGGCCCGGATTTGGACATGGAGATCCTAGGATTTAAGGATTTTCGTCTGGATCCAGCTGAAAAGCCCACCGCCATCGCGCCGCCCACCACGGGTGAGCGCAAATCTACTCAGGCCGATGACCTCGATACATTTCTGGCCAATCCCCTGCGCAACATGGTCTTTGTGTACCCTGTCGAACAGCACGCCGAGATGGTGCGCCTGATCGACTGGTTAAAGGAACGCCACGGCATTCAGGATTCATCCGAGGTCCTGCACGCGGCCCTCATGGAGCTATGGAACAATCATGCGCACAATTCAGGCGATTAAAAAGCAGGTAGACCCCGACCTTCTCGGCCGCGCACCTAAACGCGAGGAATGGGGTGAGCTACTCGATGAGGATTGTAACCTCGTGCAAGATGGCCGCGTCATCGCCGCTTACCGGATCCTCCCGCCCGACATCATCAAAAACATGCGCACCATCGCCGTTGAGGCCGACATGGCTAAGACCAAACGCATGAACGGCACGCCCACACAATCCGCCGTCTATGGCATGATGCCACGTTCCGCAGGCCGTGGAATGGAGTATTGTCGGTTTACGGTGGCCTCTCAAAAACGCCACGATCACATGCGCATGATCCGCGATTTTAATGACCTCCTGGTGGACATCTACCGCACCAATTTTCCTGACTCATTTGCCGAGGCCATGAGAGGCGTTGAGGAGGTCCACCCGGACTGGAGATGGATGTCCGGACCGTTCCTCACGTGCAATTTTAACGTCAACTATGCCATCCCCTACCACCTGGACGCAGGCAACATGAAACAGGCCCTATCAAACGTCCTGGTGATTAAAAACCGGATCCAGGGTGGTGAGCTCGTATGTCCTGAATACGACATCACATTTTCTCAACGCGATGGCGCCCTCATTCTGTTTCATGGCTACGACATCATCCACGGTGTCATGCCAATTCAGGAGGTCCGTGGCCTCGGCCCGGCATACCGCGCGAGTATCGTCTATTACACGCTCAAGCAATGTAGAAATTGTTTATCGCGCGGGGATGAGGCCGCCCGTGCCAAGGCTCAGTACGATAAACACATGCACAAATCGCAAGAGGATCGCCTCGCCGCTAAAATCAAACAACGTGATCTTCTTAGGAGGAAAAAATGATTCAGATCCAGGCTCTAAAAACGGATCCGGTGTGCCGGTTTACCGCCCGTCCCGACACATCCGACATCAAGGCCATCGAGGAGGTCTTTAAAAAGAAGTCCTACCAGCGCAAGGACTTTCGTGTTGGATCCGGCGAATCATGGCTAGACCTTGGTGCTAACGTGGGCGCCTTTAGCGTCTACGCACGCTCCAAGGGCAACCGTGTGTGCGCCGTCGAGGCCGAGGCCACCAACCATCAGATCCTCCAGCAGAACCTGGCCGTAAATGAGTTTCACGACGTGCAGACCTACCGCGCGGCCGTGGTGCACGATGATTTCGAGGGCGATCACATCACGTTCTATGTCAATTCCCGCCCGATGGCGCTGCGAAGGCATTCCATTTACCAGCCTAAGAAGGACTTTCAGGCCGTCGATGTGCCGGTCATACGCTGGTCCAGCTTGCCTTTCGACCAGTACCCGTGCGTAAAAATGAATATTGAGGGTGCCGAGATCGATTTGCTCGAGCACGCCAAATCGTTCCACGGCATCCAGAAACTGGTCTTTGAATACTCATGGGATAAGGACCCCTCAATCGCACGATTTAAGGCCATCCTGGACAAGCTACGCGGCCATTTTCGGTATGTGGACCACAATAAGCGTCTGCCGCAGACGCCGAACTGGACGTTCTATCCGCCGAATATCTTCGTATTCTGTATGGCATGAGGGGTGGGCGATACCATGGCGCGACCACGCAAGAAAATTGATCCCGAGATCGTCAAAAAACTGGCTGCGATACACTGCACCATGATTGAGATCGCCGCCGTCTGCGAATGCTCGGTGGACACGCTTGAGCGCCGTTTTGCGGATGTAATTAAAACCTCCCGTGAAAAGGGCCGGGCCTCCCTACGTCGATTGCAGTGGGAGAAGGCGCAGTCAGGCAACGTCGGGATGATGATCTGGTTGGGTAAACAGCTCCTGGATCAGCGCGAGAAGGCCGATGAGCATGTCACCATGACGGGTGCTGAGGGCGGACCCGTCAGCATCTCACACGAGAGCGAGGAGGAGCGGACTAAGCGCCAGGCGCGCGTGGAGGCGCTGCTTAAGAAACGTGCCATCCTGGACGGCCGATGAAAATTGCCGTCTGGTTCTCATGTGGCGCGGCTAGTGCCGTCGCCGCAAAGATGACCGTCCTGCTTTATCCGGATGCCGACATTCGGATCCTGAACAATCCAGTCATCGAAGAGGACGCGGACAATCGTCGATTTCTGAACGATGTGTCCGATTGGATTGGCCGTCCGATTGAGTCGGTCACATCCCGGAAACATCCTGAATGTTCGGCGGCCAAGATATGGCGCGACCATGGATTCATGTCCGGGCCGCGTGGCGCACCATGCACCGTGGAGCTCAAAAAATGGGCGCGTCAGGAATGGGAGAAGGTCAACACCGTGGATTGGCATGTCCTGGGATTCACCGCCGACGAAAAGGTACGGCACGAGCGATTCGTGCAGACCGAGCGCGAGAACGTTATCCCCGTTCTCATCACCGCAGGCGTGACGAAATCGGACTGTTATCGCCTGCTGCGGAATGCCGGGCTCAAATTACCGCGCGTGTATGACATGGGTTACCCCAACGCAAATTGTATCGGATGCGTGAAGGCCACCTCGCCCACGTACTGGAATCATGTGCGTAAAAACCATCCTGAAGTATTTGAGGCACGCGCTAAACTCTCGCGCGAGATCGGGTGTCGCCTGGTCCGCGTCCGTGGAGAGCGCATTTTTCTGGATGAGCTGTCACCGAACATCACCGGACGCCCACTGAAGAACATGGACTTCGAATGCGGTATTTTCTGCGAGGAGCGATTTGGTTGAGTACACACGTCAGGACGAAGATGATCTCAGCCGCGAGCTCGTCGAGATGTCTCGGCGGGATATTCTCGCCTTCACCTGTTACACCAAAGATGACTACGCCATCAATTGGCACCATCTGCGCCTCGCCGATGCGCTCAATCGATTCGTGTTCGGCGATCCTGAATACCAATACCTGATGGTGCTCATGCCACCACGCCACGGAAAGTCCGAGCTCGTGTCCCGCAGGCTCCCGCCGTTCATCCACGGCATTTATCCGGACGATGAGATCATGGCTGCAAGTTATCTTGACTCTCTAGCCGGCGATATGACGATGGACATACAGAAGATCATGGACTCGAAGGAGTATAAAAATGTATTCCCTGCTACGCGAATCTGGCCTCCCGGAACCCCTTATTCCAAAGGTACTCGCAACTCTACAGAACATACGATCGTCGGATGCCGTGGGAAATATCGCGGTCAAGGTGTTGGGGGTTCCTTCACAGGCAAGGGCGCAAATTGGATACTCGTGGATGACCCGATCAAGGGTAGAGAAATCGCTGACTCAGTTGCTTTTCGAGAGCGACTCTGGAATTTCTACAACAACGATCTCTTTTCGCGCCGTGAAACCCGGCTCGACACGGGTAGGCGTGGACGTGTCCTAATCACCCTCACCCGGTGGCACGAGGACGACCTCGCCGGACGTCTGCTGGAACTACAGCGCAAAGATCCCGAGGCCGTCCGGTGGAAAGTGATCGAATTCCCCGCCATCAAGGTCGATGACACCAATCCCGACGACCCGCGCGCCATCGGCGAGGCATTGTGGCCGGAGAAGTATTCCATCCCCGAGCTGAATCAGATCCGTGCGACCATCGGTCCCCGCGCATGGTCCTCGCTCTACCAACAATCCCCGCGTCCGGATGGCGGTGGCCTCTTCACTGAGTCCATGTTCGATTTCGTGGACATGCCACCCGCCGACCAATGGGACTACTCATTCATTATGGGCGACACGGCGTATAAGGACGGTCAAGAGAACGATTTCACGGTGCTGACGGCATTCGGCGTGAAAAACGAGGAGTTATTCATCCGGGACGTGTGGCGTGCGCGGATTAAGGCCAGGGACATAGAGGATCCCGCCACCCGGTTTATCACCGGATTTCACTCATTCTCGTTCCGGGGTGCCTACATTGAGCCTAAGGGTCATGGCCTGTATCTGAATCAGGTCCTCCCCGGCCGTGGGGTGATGATGCCATCCGAGACTCAGGTCAAGGAATTCTTCAGCGATCGGCGGATGGATAAGGTCCAGCGTGCCAATAATGCCATCCCTCATTTGACCCGGCGAAAGGTCCATATTAACCGCGCCCTCCACAATAAGGAGGAACTGGTAAGCGAGGCATTGTCATTCCCGAACGGCGCTCACGATGACTTTGTTGACACCCTGATCGACGGTGTAAAGTATGTCTATAATCGTAGCGTCGGTATCCTTGACGTCTGTGGAGGTCCATCACATGTCAGAAGGCGATAAGAAAAAACGTGCTCCTCGGCGATCGGCGCGCGACACCAAGCCCAAAGAGGTCCGTAACGACCTAACGTCCATGTTTCAGTTCATGCAGCAGAATCCCTTCGGATTCGGCGGGATCCCCGGATCCGCACAGGTATCGCAGACTGACACGATGTTCCAGGAGCTGCGCTGGTACCTCATCTCCAACATGCGTCAGCTCTTATCCGAGGCATACGCCGAGATCGGGCTCGTGCAGGTGATCGTGGACACGCCGGTGAACGATGCATTCCGTGGCGGGATCGAGATTCACTCCAAGCAGATCGATGAAGAGGAATTGCAATACCTCATGGCCTACATGGACCGTGAGCGCGACATCCACGCGCTAGCCCAGGCGTTCAAATGGAATCGCCTCTATGGTGGTGCGGGTCTCATCATCATGACTGGAAACGACGATCGCACGCAGCCTTTGAGCATCGATCAGGTTGTCAAGGGTCAAAAACTGGGATTCCGCGCGGCCGACCTCTGGGAATTGTTCTACTCCAAGCAGAACATTCAGGACATGGCCTCGGTGATGGATGGCGACGGCAAAGGCGATGGTGCGCCGGAATTCTACGACTATTACGGAAACCAGCTCCATCAATCCCGCGTGATGAAATTGACCGGCCTTGAGGCACCGAGTTTCATCCGCCCACGTCTGCGCGGGTGGGGACTATCGGTCATCGAGACCCTCATCCGATCGTTCAACCAGTACATGAAGTCCATCGATCTTGCGTTTGAGGTTCTGGACGAATTTAAGGTGGACGTTTACAAGATCAAGAATTTCGCCTCGGCCCTGATGACGGCCAATGGTGAGGCCGCGCTCACCAATCGCCTGACGATCGCGAATCAGCAGAAGAATTACCAGAACGCGATCACCATGGACGCCGAGGATGACTACGTCCAGAAACAGCTCACGTTCTCTGGTCTCGCCGACATCATGCGCGAGATCCGGATCCAGATCGCATCCGAAATGCGTATGCCACTGGCCAAGATTTTCGGGTTTGGATCCACCGGATTCTCATCAGGTGAGGACGACATCGAGAATTACAATGCCATGGTGGAGTCTGAGATCCGCCAGAAGGCGAAGTACGATCTCACCAACATGATTGAATTCCGCTGCGCCCAACTATTCGGCGTGGTCCCCACCGATCTCAAGATCCATTTCAAACCGCTCCGCGTGCTCTCCGCTGAGGCCGAGGAGAACGTCAAGACCCAGAAATTTACCCGCGCCCTCAACGCGCTCCAGGCGTTTGCCATCACACAGGATGAATTCCGCGATATTGTCAATCGTGGCAATCTCCTGGATGTGCAGCTTGAGAAGGGTGTTGAAATCGTGCGTCCGGGCGAATCCGATGATGACGACAACAAACCCAAAACGGGAGAGAATGAATGATTCACTGGCAACCAGGCATAAGCCTCGCGGACGTCGAGAGACAGGTCATCCTGATGGCGTATCGATTCTATGGTGAGCACCGTGCGAAGACGGCGGACGGGCTCAAGATCTCAATAAAAACACTTTATAACCGTCTGAAGGAGTACGGAGTCAAAGATGACGGACAATATCAAGAATTTAGAATACAAGAGGATTCAAAAATTGACCCAGGACCTCTCCCGCAAAGTCACAGTACTAAGGCCGGGGATGGACTGGAATCCGCTGAGAAAATGGCCCAGGAATCTACCGTGTCCGTGCGGAAGCGGGGTAAGGTTTAAAAAGTGTCACCTGGATCGTTTGCCGGTGGCCATATCCATAAAAGAGGCGGAGGCTATCCGTGCAGGACGATTCAAATTCCCCGAAGAAAAGCGAAACGTCCATTCACAAACACATCAAGGCGCTCAAGCTGCGCCACGATTACCTATTGGAACAGATCCGTCTGAACGCGGTGAGTGATAAGGTCCTGGGATACTATTGCGCGGAATTCAACGCGCTCAGGTGGGCCATTCAGGTGATCGAAACGCTTAAATGGGGTGGAGGATTCAGTGACCGCGTCGAAACCAAAGGTTGGCACCCGAGAATTGAGCCCGATCAGGGAGGATCGCAGGGACATTGAGGCCATACAGCACGAGCTGTTGCGCCTCATCCGTGAATTTCTCTACGAGCCTATATTGGAGATGATCCCCACGGAAAAGCCTACGCGCCTGAAGAATTCGCGTGAGGATCTGATTGACGCCATCCGATCTGGTAAAATTTCGTTCTATCGTGGATACTTCAAGGGCCGATTGAATTCAGTCATCTCGCGCGAGCTGAAGAAGATCGGTGCGGTGTGGGACCGGACACAGGGATCGTGGAAGGTCCCGACATCGAAACTGCCGATCGACATCCGTCAGGCGATCGATGCCTCCGCTGATCGAATGCAGCGAACCGTACAGAAAATCAATGAACGCCTCTACCAGCTTGCACCAGAAAAACTAAACGTCAGTCCGCGGCTAAACGAATTGCTCGACAAATCTCTGTACCGCGTGGACAAAACTCTCACCAGTCAGCTCAGCGCCATCTCGGTAAAACCGCCTAAGCTCACGGCATTTGGTCGTCAGGTGTTCGGTAAAGAATACCTATCGAACATGGAGAAGAGCATTCGTGGCTGGACCGAGGACGAGATTAAGCGTCTGCGTGAAAAAGTTTATGAGCGCGGGATGGATGGCCTCAGGTACGACGAGCTCGCCGATCACATTCTCATGAACTATAAGACGTCCGTCCAGAAGGCGCATTTTATCGCGCGGCAGGAGACCAATCTGATGATCTCCAAGTACAAAGAGCTGCGCTATAACGATGTCGGAATCAAAAAATACCGATGGCAGTGTGTAATGGGAACGAAGGAACATCCGGTGCGTCCGGCGCATCGTAAGCTAGACGGTAAGGTGTTCCGATTTGATAAGCCACCGATTTCGAGCGATGATGGTCGTCGTAATAACCCTGGCGAGGATTTTAATTGTCGGTGTGTGGCTCGCCCAATCGTGGAGTTTTAAATGGCATCAGTGAAACCCAGAACCTACTACGGTTTGCACATGGTCGAAGGTTGCGCCGAGTATCGCGAGCCCGGCCAGGCGCCATATCGCATTTTCCTGAATGAAAAAACCTGCAAGGAGATGGATCCGTCATACGAGGGATGTCCCGTCTATGTCCGCCACGTGGATGAGGTGGACTTGGCCAACATCCAGGAAGAGGCCGACGGATTCGTCATCAATTCGTTTTTCAATAAGGCCGATGGTCGGCATTGGGTCAAATTCATCATCGTGTCGGATCGCGGACATGAGGCCATCTCGCAAAAAAAATGGCGACTCTCCAATGCTTACATCGTCAAAGAATCCTCCGGTGGGGGCCAGTGGCACGGCATCGACTACCAGAAACAGGTAATTCGTGCCGAGTACGAACATCTGGCCATTGTTCCGGATCCGAGGTATTCGGAATCCGTCATATTGACGCCGGAACAATTCAAAGCCTACAATTCCGAAAAAGAGCAAGAGCTTCTTCGATTCGCAAATTCCAAAGGAGATAAGAAAATGGGTTTCAAGCTGTTCAAGCGCGAGAAGGTTGAGAATTCAACTGACTACGAAAATCTTCTGGTGGAATTGCCGAAGTCCAAGCGCGAGGTCTCGATCTCCACCCTCATCAATGAGGCCGACATGCACGAGGAGAAAAAACACGCTCCTCAGATGGCCAATGGTGAGCACAAGGTGAAGGTCGGTGACGACGAAATGTCTGTGAACGAGCTCATCGAAAAGCACATGGCTGCGTGCAACGAGCTCGCCGAGCTGAAGAAGAAAAAAGAGGAGAACGCAGACCTCGACAGCGGCGAGAAAGAGGGCGAGAAGGAAGAAAAAGAGGCCCACTATAATGATGAGATGGCTGAGCTGGAGAAAAAGCACAAGAACGCCATCGCCGAGCTCGCCAAGAAACACGGCAAGACCGTCGAATCCAAGAAAGAAGACGAGGAATTCGATAAGCTGAAGAACGCCCACAACACTCGCATGTCCGAGGATCGTGTGGTCGAGATTTCTGAAGATCGTTTGGCTCGTGGTCGTTCCAAGTACGGTTCGTCGAAATAATAAAGGAGATTTTCAATGTCATACGCAGCAGGTGCATTATCAGTAGCGAGTGTCCTCTCCACCACGGCGGTGCTGACTAGTGCAGCGGCGACGGGCGGAACCGGGCCGTACACTTATCAGTGGTACCGTTCGACGACTTCGGGTTTCACCCCGGCATCGTCCTTAGCGGTGTCCGGTGCGACGTCCCTGACGTTGAACGACACGGGCCTTCTGCCCTCGACGACCTACTATTATAAGGTCGTGGCGACGGATACCGGAAACGGTAACGCCCTGGCTAGTGCCACGCAGCTTGCGGTGGTCACGCAGTCGGTGCAATCGCAGAACGCCTTTGCGATGTCGCAATTGGTTGGTGTGGTCGATTTGAAATTGGGTGACACCAATGTGGTGTCGGCTCAGGTCGATAGCTCATCGGCCGGTGGTCTGGTGGCCGGTCAGGCCGTCAAGATGGTCGATTCGTCCGATGGTATCCCCAAGGTTGTTGAAACCTCGGCCACCTCGGATGAGGTTTTGGGTTACATCGTCTACAACCAGAAGGACCAGAGCTATAAGGCTGGTGACAAGGTTGAGATCGCGATGGCCGGAACGTGCATTTACCTGGTCGCGGCGGCCGCCATCTCGCGCGGTCACCAATGTCAGCATGACCTCACGTATGTGGGCGGCGTTGCCTCGAGCGTGGGATCCTCCGGTGCGAAGTACGTAGGTTGGGCTTATGATAAGGCGACGGCGGCCGGTCAGGTTATCCGCGTTATTCTCAAGACCCCGAGCTACACGGTTTTCTAAACTGAGTTTGAAAAAAGGAGATTTTCATGGGTGAGGTCATTCGGAACGATAAGGGCGAAGTCATTAAGCTCAATAAGCGCGAGCAAATGGTCGCCAATCATGTCGAGCGTCAGGTCAACGCTCTTGGATATGAGATCAACATCACGACGTTGACCACGATCATCAAGAAAGTCTCCGAGCAAAAATTCTTCCAGATTGCTCCGGCAGACTACATTCCGCTCCGCGTGGGCGAGGGTGCATGGTCGAGCAACCTGGTCACTTACCGCGATTTCGTGGTTGGTGATGAGTTCGAAACCGGCGTGATCAACACGGGCTCGAACAACGGCCGTCTGTCCGTCGCCGATGTCGGTATCGACAGCATCTCGGTGAAGGTGATCAACTGGGCGAAGGCCATCGGCTGGACCCTGTTCGATCTTCAGATTGCCTCGAAGTCGGGCAACTGGGATCTGGTTGCTGCAAAGGAAAAATCGCGCAAGAAGAACTGGGACCTCGGCGTTCAGCGCATCGCCTTCTTGGGCGCTCGTGGCGACACGAACATGCTCGGTCTGTTCAACCAGACCGGCGTGACCATCAACACGACCCGCATCACGGCCGCATTGAACGGTCTGACGCCTGCGAACCTGAGCACGTTTTTGGCCGGTGTCCTCGACGACTACCGCAAGAACTGCAATCGTTCTGCGTGGCCGACCCATTTCGTGATTCCGGAATCTGATTACCTGGGTCTCGCGACCCCGTCGTCCAGCTCGTTCCCGCTCAAGAGCATGTTGCAATTGATGCAGGAGACGTTCCAGACGATGACTGGAAATCCGAATTTCAAGATCCTCCCGTGCGCCTACGGTGACAAATCGTACAGCGGTGCGAGCGTGCAATACTACGCGCTCTACAACGCTGACGATGCGTCTCTGCGCATGGACATCCCGGTGGACTACACGGCCACTCTGGCCAACTCGATCGACAACTTCTCGTTCCAGAACGTGGGTTACGGTCAGTTGACGGGTGTGATGGCGTACCGTCCCGCCGAGATGTTGTACTTCCAGTTCTAAATCTGGGAGTCTTTGATTTGCTCAACTGGGCTAGGCCCACGATGACGTAGGCCCTGGGCAACCGGGGCCTTTTTATTTGGAGGTGAACGTGGCCTATCAGGATCCCCAGCTTGCAGACTTCAAAAATTATTTCGTGCGCGATTTCGTCTACGGCACGGACACGACGACCGTCATGGACCAGGACATTCTGAACGCGCTCCAGGACGCCACGTTTAACTCAAACCAGGGTTTGTGGCCAAATCAATCGTCGTACTTTACGGCGCAGTTAAACCTCGCCGCTCATTACCTGGTGATGAATTTGCGGGGTGCCTCGCAGGGTGTGGCCGGACAATATTCATGGTTGCAGAATTCGAAATCCGTCGGAAACGTGAGCGAGTCGTTTAACATTCCTCAGCGCATCCTGGACAATCCCAATTTCGCGATGTTGGCCAAGACACATTACGGTGCGAAGTATCTTTTCATGGTGCTCCCGCAGCTCTCGGCCAACGTCATCGTCATCGGTGGAGGGACACAGGCGTGAGCAATGGTGTCGATCTTAAAATGCGTGGACTTGAGGGTCTGATTAAGGCTTTCAAGGGTAAGATCCCGAAGGTCCGCGTGGGCGTGCTCGGTGGCGGTAAGCGTGCCGATGGTCAGTCGAATGCTGAGGTCGGCGCACGCCATGAATTCGGCACGTTTGGGATGCCACAACGGTCATTCCTGCGCGTCCCACTGACGGAACAGCTTGAGAAATTCATGGAGCGTTCCGGTGCGTTTGATGAGGCCATGCTCAAAAAAATTGCAAATGATCGTGACCTTGGTACGTTCGGGGACAACCTCGCGGCGGTGGCCGAGGACGTGGTTCTGGAGGCATTCCACACGGGCGGATTTGGTAAATGGGCGCCGTGGAAAACTCCCGGATACCAAAACAACACCGGACAGATTCTGGTTGACACGCAGCAGTTACGAAACTCAATCACTTCTGAGGTCAAAGCATGAATCGTCTCGTGGCCTTATTTTTTATTTTAATTTTCCTATTCGGATCGAATGCGCGGGCCGCAATCGCCTCCGGTGCCGTGTGGGAGGTCCGTGCCACCGCCACGGCCGCAAACGTCAACGGTGGTGCGTTTAATCCAAACAATGCCTCGCCGGGGACTGATTATAGTCAACAGGACTCCTCTCAGTTTAACGGGACCAACCTTGCTTCGTCGAACGGATCAACAAATCCCTGTGTGGTAACGTCGGCAACGCACAATTTTGTTTCAACCGACAATGGAAATTACATCCATATAAACAGCGGTACAAACTGGACGGCCGGTTGGTATGAGATTGTTTCGACATCTGGAAATGCGGCCACGCTCGATCGCGCTTGCGGATCATCGGCCTCGCTATCTAGTGGCACCTGGCACGAAGGCGGTGCCATCTCCCTCGGTGATGCCTCGGACTCCACATGGGCCGCCGCCATCGTGTCAGGGAATACCATTTACTATAAGAAGGGGTCTTACACTGCGGGCGCTCAATTGAACTTCAGCGCAACGTGTTTATCCAGTCAGCCTTGCAAGCATATCGGGTATAACGCCACGAGAACAGACTCTCCGACTGGTTCTAATCGACCGACAATTGATTCCGGAGGCACGCAGACTATCTTCAACGTCTACTCTCAAATTTATAATTTGATCCTTACTCAGAACGGCGCGAACGGTTTATCCGACAATAACAATGCGATGTATTATAACGTCAAGGCGATCATGACCTCAACGACGGCGGGTCGCATTGCTCTCGCTCCCGGCACAGACTCTGCCGTGTTTAATTCTGAGATAATAGCTCCATTTGGAATTGGGATTAATTGCGGTAACGACTGCACTCTGGTTGGGAACTATATCCACGACTCAGCCACGGGCGTGAAGATGGCTGGCAACGGAAACCCCGTCGTCATCATCAACAATATTTTCGCCGGAAACTACACTCAAGCTATCAACAGTGTCGCATCGACTGGTCTTAATACCATCTACGGCAACACCTTCTACGGGTATGAGAGCAAGATAGGCATCGGCGCGAACATTGTCGCCAACGCTACAAACAATCGATTTTACAATAATATTTTCTACGGACTTGCGACTGGTATCACCATTGGCACGTACGGGATGAATTTAGAGGATTTTAACGATTTCAATAACGTCACTACCCCTAGAACGAATATTCCGACAGGGTCCAATTCCATCACGGCGGCACCTGGATTTGCGAACGTCACCAATATCACGGGAACGTCAGGCTCACTCTCTGGCTCTACGCTTACCGCGAGCGGGTTCTCAAATGTCACCGACAACGTAGACTATTGCTATATCTCAAGCGGAACTGGCGCTACCCCTGGTGCGTATCTTATCACCGCTCACACCAGCACGACACTGACCTTATCGTCAGCGCCTGGTGGCTCAGGATCAAATATCAACTATCAAATCCGCCAGGGAAATAATTTTGCAGTCAGCCCGGCCATGAAGTGGAAGGGTTTCCCCGCCGCATTTCCTGCGATTTCAACGACAAGCTACAATGACTTAGGCGCGGCCCAACGTCATGAGTACGGACGACCAAGGGGTAAAAAATGATTTTGAAGCAATCGACGGCGGTAAATATCCCATTTTTCATGGTCGATTCCACGGACTCGATCACGGGTAAGACTGGACTTTCGCCGACTGTGACGCTTTCAAAAGACGGTGGATCGTTTGCAGGCGCCGGTGGATCGGTGTCTGAGATCGGCAACGGGTGGTATTATCTCTCAGCCAATACGACCGACACAGGTACACTGAAGTCATTGGTTCTTCATGCGACGGCGGCGGGTGCAGACCCGTTTGATGAGACCCACCAGGTTGTCGCCTACGATCCTTACGATTCTGTGCGTCTTGGACTCACCTCTCTCCCGAATGCATCGGCCGGTGCAACCAATGGATTGCCATTGTCGGTCGATTCAAGTGGCCGCGTTGACGTTCTTAAGATCAATGGAACATCGCAGACAGCGCGCGATATCGGTGCAAGTGTCCTGCTATCGCCTGGCACCGGAGCTGGCCAGCTCGACATCACGAGCGGTGTGGTCAAGTCCAATCTGTCTCAAATTCTCGGCACGGCGCTGACCGAAACTGCCGGTCAAATTGCAGCAGGATTTAAGAAGTTCTTTAACGTCGCATCGCCGACCTCAACCATGAATGAAATCACCTTGGTCGATACGACCACCGCTGTGACCAATGCGGTTTCTGGTGTTAGTGGCAACGTGACTGGTTCTGTAGGTAGTGTCACTGGTACAGTATCGGCCAACTTGGTAGGCATCATCGCGACGGCCCTCACGGAGTCGTCGGCGGGATACCTGGCGGCGGCGTTCAAGAAATTCTTTAACCTCGCTACGCCCACCAGCACGATGAATGAGATAACCTTGGTAGATACGGTGACAACATACACGGGCAATACGCCTCAGACGGGCGATGCCTTCGCACGCTTAGGAGCTCCGGCAGGCGCATCCATCGCGGCTGATCTGGCAGAGATTGAGTCTGAAACGGACGGTATCGCGGCGATCCCGACGACGGACAACACGGCGGCCATAACGGCGATAAAGGCCAAGACTGATAATTTGCCGTCCAGTCCGGCCGCGATCGAGTTCAAGAAGAACACGGCCTACAATAATTTTGTGTTCCCAATGCAGGATGCCAGTGGTAACGCGGTCACAGGTGCTACGGTCACAGGGGTCCGGTCCATCGATGGCGCGGCAACCGCAGCGACCCAGGCCGTGACCGAAGTCGGTAATGGTCTTTACAAATTCAATATGCTCGCGGCGGACCTCAACGGTAGCAACATCGCCTTTGTGATGTCGGCGACTGGGTGCCTTGATACGCGATTCACCGTGGTGACTGAGTCATGATTTTATGGTGGCCACCAGCATGCGGCGGAGGTACTGGATCCGGGAACACCTGGCCCGCCGACAATCAAGTCAAGCTTGGTGTCACATGGCTTGAGAATCACGTACCACACACCGGCACCTATGTTCCTGGTTTCCAAGTACAGAACAAGTCATTCGTGCCGTTGCCGGATGTGTCCGGCGCCCTCCTGGACTGGTTTCAGTCGATGGCGTTCGTGGTCCTGACAAAATCGGTGGTGAATTTTCAGAACGTCGAGACCAAGACGCAGACGTCATTCCGCGGAATCTGGCAACCATTCAACGCCCAGCAGTTGCGCATGAAACCCGAGGGCGAGCGCGCGTGGCGGTGGTTCATGCTCCACGCCGACACGTCCCTCGAGTTATTTCCGGATGACGTCGTCATCTACAACAGCCTGCAATACCGCGTGATGGAGAAGAATGATTATCTCCACTACGGTTATCGTGAATATCATCTCGTAGAGGATTTCACGGGGAGTGGACCATGAGCCTTGCGGTTTCATGCATATCGTCGGCCGTGGCGAATAATGTTCAAGCTTACTTCTTTGCCTCGGGTGGCACGTCACCATACACATTTGCCGTTCTCGTGGGTGGCGCCGGTGGATCCATCGGTAGTTCGTCCGGCATCTACACGGCACCGGGGACCGGCGTTGGCACCGACACGATCCAGGTAACGGACAATGTGGGCGCGACGGCGACGACGACCATCATGGTCGGAAATATTCCGATGCTCATCTGTGACATTATTCAGAATCAGCTCGGCCTGTCCCAAGGTCAGGTTAATCTCTGGAACCAGAAGGTCCTGATCCCCACGGACTCACGTCTGTATGTGGCGGTGGGCGTAATGAACTGCAAAGTGATCGGAAATATTAACCGACCAGACGTCGTGTCCTCGCAGTTCGTCGGTAGCCAGTCCATTTCCATGCAGGCGACACTCAGCATTGACATCTATTCCCGGGGTCTAGATGCTCTAAATCGTAAAGAAGAACTGGTGATGGCGTTGAATAGTACCTACGCGGAAACTCAGCAGGAGCTTAACGGCTTTCGTCTGGGAATTACCCCGACCTCATTTGTGAATGTGTCCAATGAGGAGGGCGCGGCGATCCTGTATCGATTTAACATTGCCGTCAACGTGTTATATTCTATCATCAAGAACGTGCAGCAGGGTGACTACGATACCTTGCAGGGACCAAACCTGACTTTTAACTCTTAACGGAGGCTTGAACGTGGCCGCTTATGACTTACAGCTAACGAATATCGTAACGGTGTCGCTCAGTACTCCGCAAACGGGTGTCGGCGCCTACAACACCAGCAATTTGGCCCTCTTCACCACGGATGCGTACCAAAACTCGTTCGGCACGGCCGGATACCAATGTTATCTCGCGCCGACTCAAGTCGCCACCGATTTCGGATCCTCCAGCACGACGTATGCGATGGCCAACGCGGTCTTTTCGCAGCAACCGAACATTCTCTTGCCCGGTGGATACCTCTGCGTGATTCCCCTGGTGGTTGACGTCCAGACGTTTACTCCGAGTGGCACGGCCGCCTCGGGTAACTTCAAATTCACGTACAATGCCGCCTCGACGGCCAACATCGCGTGGAACGATAACGCGGCGGCCATCCAAACCAAACTTCAGGCCGTTGCCGGTATGGGTCAGGTCACTGTGACGGGATCCATCGCCACCGTCCTGACCGTGACCTTCTGGGGATGCTACGGCTCGCAGGCCGGTCTCCTCACCGTCACCAGCAACACCTTGCAGACGGGTGGATCCGTCTCCATCACGTTCACGAATGCGCAGACGACCACGGGTGAGACCATCAACGCGGCGATCACGCGCACCGAGAACATCGTTCAGTATTTCGGCGTTATGGGTAACGTGATTTATCCTCAGGCCGATCTCCTGGCTGCGGCGGCGACAATTCAGGCCCTGAATAAAATCATGTTTGCGGTATCGGCGACATCCGCCGACGTAAACACGGGTGGAATGCTGGACCTCTTGCGCTCGGGAACGTTCACGCAGACGCGCGGTCTGTTCTACGGTGTCTCGACGTCCACCGCCCTGAACTACATGGCCGCGTATGCTGGTCGCGGATTGTCCACGGTGTTCAGTGGATCCAACACCACCTCGACGATGCACATGAAGACCCTAGCCGGCGTAAATCCGGACACGACGCTCACGCAGACGATTCTCAATTCGTGTATCGCGGCGGGTGCCGACGTGTACGCCTCGTTTCAGGGTGTGCCGAAAGTATTCTGTTCCGGCACGAATGATTTTTATGACAACCAGTACAATGCTCAGTGGTTGCAGGGCGCCCTCCAGGTGGCCGGTTTCAATTACCTGGCAACCTCCAACACCAAGATTCCGCAGACTGAGAACGGGATCACGGGCCTCAAGGCCGCCTATCGTGCGGTGATGGAACAGGGTGTGCGCAACGGATACCTGGCACCGGGAACCTGGACCAATGCCACGACCTTCGGTAACCAGAGCGATTTCTACGACAACATTTCGCAGCGGGGATATTACATCTACTCGGTGCCGGTGTCGCAGCAGTCGTCCACTGATCGGTCCGCGCGAAAGGCGCCACTGGTTCAGATCGCAGCGAAATTGGCCGGTGCGGTTCATTCCAGCGCCGTGATCGTAAACGTGAACGCATAAAGGAGATTCACTATGTCGAACGCAGTTTCATTGACCGGACAGGATGCGATCACGATCAACGGCCGGATCCTCGCGGATCTCGCCGATGGTGAGGTCGCCTCGCTCACGTTTCCGAATAAGCTGGCCACCGTTAAAACGGGTAAGGACGGCAACGCTCTGTTTGGATTCAATGCCTCGGGCCAACAGGCCGAGCTCACCCTGCGGCTCATGCGCGGTGGATCCGATGACAAATTCCTGAATGGACTTCTGGCCAATCAGCAACTGAATTTCGCCGGGTTTACGCTACTCGCGGGGACCATGGTCAAGAAGGTTGGTGATGGCGCGGGGAACATTAAGA